CACACACGTTAAAAAGTAAGAAAAATTGTACGGATTTTCAAATAGTTAGTGATTATAGTGTTGTGTTTTTGGCTTAAAGTGTTCGCTTTATCCGACTTTCAGGATAATAGGTTTCAAATGCTTTGCTGCATGATCCAACAGGCCCCGGATCTCTTCAAAGGAAAGCACCCGGCCCCGGGCATTGTCGCCGGTCCTTAAAAGTCGTTTCACTCGCTTGAAAGGCTTCAAACTGTCCGCGCTGATCATGTCATTTGATTCTGCAAGCCTCAAAGCCGTGGCAATAATCTTGATTTCCATATCAATGGTGGCAACGGATCTTCCAGCAGCCGCCCGTTTCGTTTGATACTCGGAAAGGTCCGCCTGTTTCAGATCCATTATCTTGGTTTCCCCGAAAAAGACATTGAAATTTCGAAAGCATCCGCACACCCGGGAAAATGACGCCAGGGTTTCGACTTGCGAAAGTTCTAAATACCATCTTTCAAGTCCTGCAAATGTCATGGTCTGTTGTTGCTCATATTCAAGAATTTTGCCTTCGCGTTTTTGCACCTTCCTTTTGCTCTCGCAGTCCCGCGCCAGGGAAAGGCTGTCCCCGGCAAATTCTTTCTTTTGCTTTCCACTTGGCAGCCGGTAAGTGATCCAGTAACGCAGCCGCCCGGATCTTTTCGCCTTCGCCAGGTCTTCAGGACAAGACATTTGAAGGACATTCCCGGCACTGTCTTTGACTGTAAGGGTTCCTAAGCATTTCTTATTTTCTAATTTCTGCTGCCTGTGGCAGGTCGGACATTCTTGCAATATCATAATTCCATCCCCTTCCGCCGGATTAGGCACCGGCATCTTGCTTTTTGTTTTCCCCTTCCGGGTCCGCCGGATCTTCATCCTTGCTTATCGGCTCATTCATGCAGTCCCGGCCATAGTTGACAAGCGAACAGGTGGAACAGTCACCGTTATTCTGCGTACAATATTCTTTCATGTTTTTTCATCCTTCCGTTTTGAAATGTTGCTAAATGTTGCTTAAAATTTTGCCATTAACACACTGATTTCATTTATTTTTTATCACCTGCCTTTCATGGGGAATAAAAAAAGCCAGTCGCGAAGACGTTTCCCCGGCATCGACTGCCGCCCCGATACGTCACCGAATCAGGCATCTTCACGAACTGGCATTTTTTAAATTCTGTTTTCATTGTCGATTCCCGGGAAAAGGTTGTATTAAAATTATTAAACTTTTATACATCCGTCAAGAAAAAAATCATGAATAATTCATTTTCTTGTTTTTTCATATTGATTCAGTTATTTTGCTTTGCATGCCAAGTACAAAGCCCCGTCTCATAATGGTCCTTGAACAGAAACTGATTGATAAGGTTGATCAATTTCAAGCCGTCAATAATTTAGCCTCTCGCTCTGAAGCTGTCCGCCATCTAATCATCAAGGCTTTGAAAGGTGAAATTACCGGCCCGGATTCTGAGGTCCTAAAAGAAATTGAAGCCCTGAAAAGCCACATGGAAATTCTTGAAAAAGATATGGATGAAATTGCGAAAAAGACAAATTATTACAAGCGCCAGGCAAGGCAAAAGCAGCAGGTCAAGCAAACTGTTTCAGCCGGAAATGATGAAGACAAGCCGCTGCATCGTTCCATCATTATTAATAAATAGCCCCCGCCCCTGTCAGGAAATCCCTTACAAAAAAATCAGACAATCACCGATTTAATTTTTTTCAGAATTTTGATATAAAATCCAAAAAAGCGCCGGTTTCCCGATTTTTAACGGTCAAAAACTGTTTTCTGTCAGAGGTTCAGGCGCTTTTTTTTGCCGGGGGGTTCGTCTTAGCAAGGCAAGGATAAAATTAGGGTCATCGTCTGGTGGGTTTTCCGGGTCCGGATCATCCGGAAACACCGGGTCGCGGTGGTTATGAATCCATGAAAGCGCCGTGCCAGGATGAAAAACTTCGATAGCTAGGGCCCAGCACCCAGCAATTTCCATGTCATCCGGGTTATGGGTCTTCGGCCAGTAATTCCGACACCCCAGGCAGTTCAAGGGGTTTTCAGTTTTTGCCGCCGTGGTCAGGCATTGAAAATAGAATTTACAATCAGGAAATCGTTTCGCCGCTTCCGGTTTAGGTCGCCGTTTTACAATCTTGCCGGGCACTCCAGCAGCGGACAATTCAGCCTGCCGGCATAATCGGCAAAGCCCGTGCCGGTGGGGTTTTCCGTTTGGCTCTTCCACTTTCCGGACACTACAGTTTCGACACAACATTTCACTTTTTAAACCGGCCTGATCTGAAGGGTCCACAAGGTTTCGGTGGGGTCTTTTTTAGCGTGAACAACTGTCCAGTCAACGGCATTAATAATGATTTCATTTCCCGTGCAAACATCACGATTGAAATCAGATCCGCGCAAAATGAATTTTTTATCCTGCTTTTCAAGCCGTCCGCAAGCCTCGAAAACATCCTTTCGGGAATAATCCAGAAGTAAACCTGTGACGTTAAATTGATCATAGGCAAGGTTAATTTGCTGGGTCTGCGGATCATAAGGCAAAACCGGCGCTTCCCCGGAAATGGATTCCCCTGAATAATAAGAATAATCTTTGAGCTGCTTTATCTGCCCCGTGACAAGGTGGTCGTTCATCACCGTGAAAAGAATATCCACGGCTTTTCCGGCCAGGTCTTTTATTTTCTGCATGGCGTCACCGCATCCGTTTGACGGTGCCGGTCCCGTCGCCCTTTCTTTGGCCCAGGTCTGAAATAAACAAAAAGACATGATCCGGAATAAGGCTTTCCGTTTGCTTGTTATCAACGGAAAAAGTCAGGTTTTCCAATTTCACATAATCAAACCCGGCGGATCTTATCAAATTGGTGGCATCTCTTTTCTTCAGATCCAGGGCGAGCTCAAACTGTGCAATTTCCACCGCCTCGGGAATCTCGTCCGTGTCAAAATCATCAAAGCCCGTTCGCGGCCATTGCATCGCCTGTGTGGTGGATGTTTTTTCATAATGCCATCGAATGCCATATTCCAGCAGCCGGCAAGCGTTCAATAAAGCCGCCTCGTTCCGGTCGCTGTCCGTGTCCCAGGCGTCATTATTCACCCGGGTTTCAAAAAAATAGGCATCGGCTTCCGCTTCTGTGACATAAGAATTTGTGCCCACTGTCAAGCTCATCGCTTGCTATCCTTTATGAAATGGGGGAAGGCACCCGGAAGGTATCCCCGGCCGCAAGGTAGCCGGCGGCACCTTCCCCCAGGGGATGGAAGGTTATTTCGCCAAATACGCCGCGTAGTTGATCCCGGTTCCAACCGTGCCGGAAACGGTGGTATATGCCCGGACATATTGCCAGACTTCCCCGTTCTGCTCGGTCTGAAAAGGCATCACATAACGCCCGGTTCCACTGTCCGCGCCCCGGTCAATCACGGCATTTGCGCCCAGGTTCAGCACCGCGCATTCACCGGACACACCGGCAAAATTGCTCTGGTTTGATCCCTGAAGGGCAATTTTATAAAGCTCGTTCCCGCTGTCCACTTCAATTGCCGATACATCAACCACAAAATGCCCTTCGACTTTCGCCGCGCCCAGGTCCACAATTTCAGCCTCGCCGCCAACCGTGGCCGCCGCACTGGAAGCCACAAGCCCGGCGTCTTTCAAAATATGCGTGTAGTCAATCATGATAAAATCCTTTATCCGTAAAATTTTAAGAGTTTTTGATTCCGTAAAGCCGCGCCGCTGCTTTGGGATGGAAGACTGCAATGCTGCAAATCCACTCGATCAGGGTTTCGAAAACGGTTCTGTTCAAGCCCAAATCAATAACATCCATAATGCCCGCCTGAAGCCCGGAAACATATTGCAGAGCCCCGAACCGCACCGCATAAATGGACGTGGAAGCCGCCGTACCGCCGCCCGGGTTATCCTCGGTAAAAGGAAAAATTGCATTGCCGTCTTTATCCTCTTCGATAACACCGATGGGAATGCCCGCATAAGCCGGAATCTGCCGGCCAAAGGCATCCGCAACCACTTCCTGCGCCTGTCCTGCCGCCCGCATCAAAGCATTAACTTTCCGCCGTATGGTTTTATTCATAAAAAGCGCATCCGGCCCGCCGGTCACGGCGTCAATGGCTTCGTCCAGTTTCGCCAGGGTCAACGTATCGCCGCCGGAACTGTTTCCCATGGCAATTAGTTGATTGCCGGTCAGTCGGTTTTCAAGCCCGTCGAACTCGTTCGGGTCGTCGCTGTTGCTGCCCTTGAAAAATTTCTTTGTAAATTCAAGAGCGCAAGACTTGGCTTTCATACTGTCGTAGGTGGCCCGAAGCTGATTAACATTGCCCTGTGTCTTCACAAGCGCCCTGTCAACATATGACGTGCCCCCCATGATATACAGGCTTTCCGTTACCGGATTTACAACGCCCGTGCTGTCCGTGTAGCTCTCATTAATCCCCCGGAAGGCAATGCCCGGAAGGGTTTCTTCCTGATTGTATTTGTATGCCTGCCCGTTCACATCGAAAAAGGGAAGCCGTTCCAGGACCGCCGAAGACTGGGGAAATACCTCGATAACGCCCCGCTGCAAAGGATCTTGCACCAATTTTGCCGCTTCAAGTAATGTTAAACTCATGGTTTATATTCCTTTCAATAACTGTTTGTTTTTATTTTTTATATCCCATTGCCATAATTTGCTGGGGGTTCATCCCGTCAAAATTTTTGGGAACATCCGCCCCCCGTGGCCTTTTGCTGTCCGGCCCGTCCTCGACTTGCCGCACACTGAAAAGCCCTTTCTTGATTGCCTCTCGCAACCATTTGATTTTTTCCGCCGCCGGCAAATTCGGCACCAGGTCCCGGAAGTTTTCGGGAATGTCTTCCAAAAGATCCGCCGCCACTGTTTCAAGGGTCTGCTGAAGCTCTTTCTTTTGCTGAATCACTTCATCCAGCCGGATCTTTGGAATCATGGTTTCCGGGGTCTTATCCCCGCCGGTCTGCTTGCTCGGGTCTTTCTTCGTCTCGTCGGCCTTATCGGTGTCGGTCCCGGTCTCATTTTTATCGCTCATTTTTTTAATCCCCTGTTTTTTCCATTGTTAAACTTTTTGCCGGATCTGCCGGCATGGGTCGAAACTGATCATTTTCAGTTTTGATTTGCTGAAGCCGTTCCATAGCCTGCTCTCGGGTCTGGATATCCGGATCTTGCTCAAGGATACAATCCACCGGGGATTTTAAGCCCAGATCCATAAGCATCCGGTCCGTTTCAGCCTGTTCCTTCGGCGTCAAAACGGGTTTCGGGTCTGCAAAATTAATCCGAAGCCGGGAATTGTCGCTGAACATCCGCTGCGGGTTATGGGTATTCCAAACGGTCGCAAAAACATCGAACAAGCGTTTTTCGTATTGCGTCCAAAGGACAATATCATCCCGGCGCTGCTCTTCCAGTTCCCTTGCGCTCTGTACCTTCGCAAGCCCGCTTTCCCGGGTGGTGGTGGTGGAAAGGCTGCTGCTCGAAAGCCCGTTCATAATCCCGGCCTGTGTGATCAAAAATTCAATGGCCCCTACGATTTCTTTAATCGGCGCTTTTTGGGATTCGAACCCCAGCGCCCCATTTTCCGGCAATTCAACCAAATTTCCGGGGTCCACCTGCAAAAGCCCGCCGCCTTTGGCACCCTTCCGAATCCAGCCAACACCGAACCCCTGCTGTCTTATGCAATAAATTAAGTCAGTTAGCTTTTCATTTATGCACTCTTGAACGTTAATTAAATCATCCCCGCCCTCTTGCCAAAAATCCGCGATAGGGTAGCGGTCCCAAACTGGAACAAACGGCAAAATTCCATAGGGATTTGATCCGCTGTCAATCGTATGCCCTTGCCAATTCAAGCGCCGCCATTCTTCAGCGTTCCATAAACTGTATTCGACTTCATCATATTTGCCGGATTCCGGAAAATGCGTGATAATTACCGCTGTTAAATCTTCCGGCGTGTCACCGTAGGAAACGTCAAGCTGATCCGGGGTTAAAATATCCAGATCCATCCGGCCCTTGCGCCAAACAGGTCGCAGCAAAACCGTTTTCAAAAGTTCCGCATACCGACTGGCAATTTTCATTTTGACTGAAAGCCGGGAACTCTCGACAATTTCCTGAAATATGGCAATGTCCTGTTTCTCATTCTCGCCGCCGGTAATTTCCCGCACCGGATCTTTCGCATAAACCGCCGCAAGCTGATTTATGATCTTCTTTACCACATTGAAAAACGCCGGGGTCAGTCGGTCCGGGTCGCTGAAATACGCTGTCAGTCGGTCATTGATATAATCGATTTGTTGGTCATGATAGAAATCAAGCCGCTTTGCCGCCTCTGTCTTTCGCGTGCTGCTACTGGTCAAAACAGTCGTGTCAAACATTTTGGAAAGGGTCTGGTCCACTTGTGATTGAAAAAGCATATTATCACCATTCAAAAAGTCTATATGTTAATTTATAAGTACACACCCAAAAATAAAAAATCAAGCTATTTCTGAACACTGTTCAGTTTATTTTTAAACCGCCTGCGAAATCACCGCCCCGTTTATTTTGACAAAACTCTGAAAGAATGACGCAAGGGTCATTTCCGTGTCCGGTCGCATGGCAAGAAATTCCTTGTAGTAATCCGCAACTTCCACCGCCGCCGGGCAGTCCCGGGAACAATGCAGAATCAAATCGCCCCCCAGCAGGTAGCAAAAATGCCGCCGCCCGCTTCTGTTCGTGCAAAGAATATCCTCGATAACATACGTTGACAAAACCTCGGCCCGTAAAGAATAAACAGCCCATGCTGTGCTGAAAACCGTGTCATCATGGAAATGGTGGGAACTGTGAGCGAAAGAATACATGCCGTTATTTCTTCGAAAATAGGCAAAATGGGAAAGCTCATCCTTGAATTTTTCCAGATCCGCCGAAAAGCGGAATCTCCCATCCGCAAAAATTCGATACATTTCCGGAAACGCTGCATTCTGCGTGCTGTCTGATGGATGAATCATTTCCGCCGAAATTTTTTGATCTTGCAACCAGGCGAAAATCCCGCTGACTTCATAATTTTCAAGGGTCACATGGTCCAGATTGTATTTTTTATGATCTTCCAGAATGACATTTTTAATGGCCCTGTCGCTGTTGATTTTAAAAACGTGCTGGTTGAGGATAAAATATTCCGGCTCCCCGTCCGGCTGCGCCACTTTTAAAATACAGGTCCAGACGGTTGAATCACCGCGCCCGATTGCCACAAGATTTTTCGCTCTGTCCAGGCCCCCGCCGATCTTATACGCCCGGCCCCTCGTGATTGCTTGAACATCGGCAACCGGCACCCGGTAATCACTCTCGGCCCTCTCTATTAGCTCATTGCTGAAAAGCTGATTCTTTGCATCAAGCCGCTGCCCCAAAATATCCCGCGCAAAATCCGCCGGCAACGTCGTTTTCTGAAGCCTTTTCGCTTTCGCTCTGTCAATCCATTCCGGCGCTGCCTTGCAATAATGCGCCAGGTCCCGGTAGGTGGTATAATTGCAAAGCATGCTTGCATCTTCAACCGCTGCGTTCTGTAAATCGTGGACATGGCCGCCGGTCGAATCAACATTGCTATCAATCAAAATCAAAGCGTCCTCACTGTCCAAAAGGCTCGCTTGCAAGGCATTGAAAGCCGCCAGTTCAATGAATGAATGCAAATCCGACGTCCACAAAAGATTGACCTTATCCCCGAAAGAAGATCCCGGATTATTCGCCTGAAACTGAATCACATTCCCCAAAGCAGGAAATTTAATTGCATAGCCGCTGTGATTCTTTTCCGGAATCATCCGCGCCAGTTTTTCAGAATTGAAAATGATATTCTGCAAGGTCCTGAACTGGACCCGACGGCAATGGTCTTCTGAAGACCCTAAAAGCTGGATTGTCTGATTTCTTCGGGTGGTGAAAATCCAAATGACAACCAAAGCAAAAACCGTGCTTTTCCCATGCCGCCGGGGCTCGATATTCAAACAGAAGGATCTCTTGAACCGCCCGTTTTTATCCGTCTCAAGCATTTTACAAATAAACTTCTGCTGCTTCACCGTGGGTTCGAAAACTTCATAGGAGTTCGAACGAGTCAAAATCCGGGGTTTGATATCCGAAAGCCATTGATAAAATCCGGATTCCCCGCCCTGCCATTCCTTGAACTTGTTTTTTAGCTGCTCTGTCGTTGTCATTTACGTTTCCTATGGCCTCTATTCGCTCGCTCAATGGCCTGTTTCGTGTTTCCCATGCCGTACCATTGCCTTTTCAAAATATCGGATTCTACGGGGGCTTCCGCTCGTTTTTTGGGCCTGCCTGTCCAAAGTCTTTGACAAATTCAAATCTGTTTGATATCCTGTTAATCGAAATCGGAGTCATGCCCCGATTTCCTTTTCTGTGCCCCGTTATCGTGCAAACGGTAGCGGGGTTTCTTTTTATGCTGTCCATTGGTCGCTTGCCAGATAGCTGCGTCAGTGAAGCAGCTTCGTCACTGACGAAGATTGATGTCCCCGATAGGTCGGACAGTGTCCGACCTTCCCCTGTTCTCCTTATCGCTCTATAATTCCCCCTTATTTCCTTCGCTTTCTCAAGGATTTCCTTTTCTCCGAGGGCAACCATCGGAATTGGTTCGTCTTCTTGGATTAGTTCATCTTCTTCCAAGTCTCCGGTTTCGGGCTCGATTGACTGGGCTTGTGGTTGTTTCTGGGCGAACTTGGCCGTGCCTGTGAGTTTGGATAACTGCACACCCTGTGCAGCTTGTTCTTTCGTTATTTGATTTCTTATATTTTCAGGCTTCCTTCCCGTCTCTTCCGCCAACTGCCGCGCCGCATCACTTACTGACTTGGCCGAGCCTTTCTCAATTCGGGCCTTGGCCTGGTTGTAAAGAGTCATCCGGCAAAGCGGTAATTTTTTTTCAAGCTCCTGAAGTTCCTCTATCGATTCTGGGCATTCCATCTTCTATCCTCCAACGCTTTTTCAAGGATTTCCTTTTCTCCCAGGGCTATATTAGGCGCGCAATAATTAGCCGGTTTCCTGCCAGCGTTTTCTCTTGCTCCGCCTCTATTTGTTGGCGGGTGTGTCTGTGACCCCACTTCAGATTTATAAGTTATTGTTTTGCTTTCAATGTTTGATTTT